CCCGCCACAGCCGCAGGAGCCCGGCACTGAGATCAAGGTCCGGTGGGAGGCCAAGCGGCGGCTTGTGCGTAACGCTCAGGGCCAAGAAGTGGTATCCGAGGCCCGGGTGTTCTGCCTGGAAAGCATCCAGCCAGGCGACGTGCTCGAGTACGGCGACCGCGATTGGCCGGTGATTGCAGTGAGCGAGGCCGTGGGGCTGGACGGAAAAACGATGTTCCGCGAGGCGGCAGTCTGATGGCTCGCAAGTCATGGTTCGATGCGAGGGCGGCCAAGAAGTTGGCCAGGCAGGTCGGCATGAAGACGTTGCACGAGGGAGCCGAGGCCATTCTGACCGAGAGTCTCAAGGAAGTTCCGCACGCGACCGGTACGCTGCAGCGGTCGGCCACGGTCACCGACGCCCCCCGGGAAGACGCGGTCTACATCTCTTACAACACGCCGTACGCGCTCAGGCAGCATGAGGACCTAACTCTCAGGCACCCTGACCCGCGTAACCCGCTTTCCACGCCCGGGCGCAAGGCAAAGTACCTTGAAGATCCGTTCCACAGGTTAAAGGCCAAGGTCATGAAAGCGGTTCGGCTCAAGGTGAAGAAGGCACTCAAGGGCACCAAGTAGGGAGGTGGTCGAGTGCTCGACGACATAGCATCATACCTGCAGCAGTGGGGCATCTCCGGTGTCCACAAGGGTTTCATGCCCGACAAGCCGGACAACCTGGTGGCACTCTTCGAATACGCCGGTGAGCCTATGGAGATGACCATGGGCAGCGAAGACGCAGTCCTAGAGCGCCCAGGCCTGCAGGTCAGGGTGCGAGACAAGTCATACTCTGCTGGCAGGGCCAGGATCCAGGCGGTAGTTGACGCCTTGCACGGCCTAGCTAACGAGGTTTTGGGCGACAGGCGGTATCTGCTCATTCGAGCGAACCAGAGCCCCGAGTCATTGGGGCTCGATGCGAACAACAGGTCGGAGTTTGTCTGCAACTTTTCCGTTCTCAAGGAACGGTAGGAGGGATTAAAGTGGCAATAGCCGGAAAAGGCGGCTCGATAAAGTTTGATAGCGGCAGCATCGCGGAGATGGGGAATTGGTCGCTCGATGTGGGCGTTGACGAGATCGAGACCACCAACTTCGACTCCAACAACTGGAAGGAGTTCATGGCTGGTCTCAAGGAGTGGAGCGGCTCCTTTGAAGGAAATCTGGTCAAGGGCCACAAGGCCGCGCTCTTCGACAAGCTCGGCACGATAGCGAGCATTGAACTCAAGGTAACGGCGACAGACGGCTCGCTCACTTTTACAGGTCAAGCCTTTCTGACGGCCCTCAACGTCGAGGTGCCCGTCGAGGACAAGGCGAGCATCTCAGCCGACTTCAGGGGCACGGGGGCGCTGACCCCGACCACGACGTAAGGGGCTGATGGCATGGCCATGGCAGGCAAAGTAGGGGCGGTATATGCCAGCAGGGTAGCCGCCCCCGTCCCTTTTACGAATGAGGCAACGACGCCTGATACTGAGCACAAGCGGTACCAGGTCACGGATCCCGATTACAGGTATTGGGACCCGGAGACGCCGGTGACCGTGCAGGTCGACGGCAGTATCGTTACGACCGGCTTTACACTCGAGGGCGCCGGCGGCTTCGTGGTCTTCGACGAAGCACAGGACTCAGAGGCCGTTGTGACCGTCTCGGGCAGCGCTCTCAGCATCGACCAGGCCGGCGGGTTCTTCAACTGGTCGGTGGACGCCGAGGTGGACGAGGCGGAGGCCACCACGTTCGAGTCCCAGGGCTGGAAAGAGTTCAAGCCGATCCTCAAGGGCTGGTCGGGCAGCGCCGAAGCGTTTTGGGGCGACGAGCGGTTCTTCGAGTCGTTGGGTAAGGTCGTGGTCGTTAAGCTCTTCGTTGACGCTGGTCCATCTCAGACCTGCTTGGAGGGCTACGCGATCATCACGTCGGAGGGCGTTGAAGCGCCTGTGGACGGCTTGGTTGAGCAGAGCATCGATTTCCGAGGCGTCGGACCTTTGTGCCTGAGAGGATTTGGGGAGTGATAACGTGCCACGCACAAAAAAGGTGTCTATAGCAGGTAGAGAACTATTGGTGGAGGAGCGCCGCATCGGTGAGCTCAAGCAGTTGGTTGCTGACCTGTTCCCGGGTTCGGGCGGCAAGCTTTCGGAGATCGACCCGTCGAAGCTCTTCGAACTGGACGTCGACGACGTCCTGAGCAAGAAGCTCCCCGAGATGTTCCCGGGGCTCAGCGCCGAGGACGTTGACAACGCCTACATGAGCGAGTTGGAAGCCCTCTTCGAGGCGTTTGTGGACGTCAATTTTTTCGGCCTGAAACGCCTGGTGACTCCCCTGATGAATCTGGCGCAAGCGGGGGCGATGCAGCAAGCCACGAGCGCTCCTCCAGCGACCCCGACTTCGCGGCAGGGTGGTACGACGCGGAAACGGTAGACCTCCTGGCCTCCGAGTATGGCTGGACGCTGGATGATATAGACCGGTTGTACCGCAGCGAGATACCGGGTATCGTCAAGGCCCTGAGTAAGCGCAAACTGGCCGAGCGGTACCGCGACATGAGGGAGAATTGGGCGTTCTTGGCGTCGGTCGTGACCAACGGGTTCCTTGGGTTGGCGGCCAGTATGTCGGGCAAGAGGCGCAAACCCAAACTTACGTCACCCGACGACTTCATTAGCAAAGACTTCAAGCGGCTCATGGAGCAGATATTCAATGAAGCCCGGCCCGGCAAACAAACCGACTGGGCTTCATTGATTCAAGACGCGAAGGAGAAGGGGCTTAGGGGGCCGTGGTAGCAGGCGGGGCGGGCGTCTTCGGCTTGCGGGCCGCAAAGAACTCCATGACCGCGAGACCGAGACAGATCACGGCCCATACTGCCATCTCGAAAGTGTGGTGAATCTTGATGAAGGTCGGCGAAGTATACGCCCTGCTAGGCATGGATTTCAGTCAATTCAACAAGGATGAGCGGACGGCTAAACGACGGACGGAGACGTTAGGCTCATCTCTGTCCGGTGTCCTGAAGAACGCATTCTCATTCACGCTGGGAATGGGCTTCTTCCAGGCGGTTCAAGCCGGATTTCGCTCTACCGTAGGAACCATGATAGGTTTCAACGCCCAAATGGAGCAGGCCCAAATCGGCTTCACCACCATGCTTGGCAGTGCTCAGAAAGCCAAGCGGTTCTTGGACGACCTTGCCGCTTTTGCCGCCAAGACGCCTTTCGAGTTCCCTGACCTGCTCGACGCCTCGAAGAGGATGCTTGCCTATGGCTTTGCCGCCGAGGACGTGCTCCCGACCATGCAGGCCGTCGGCAATGCTACTGCGGCCGTGGGTCTGGGCGCTCAGGGCATAGACCGGATTATCCTCGCTCTCGGTCAGATGAGAGCGAAGGGCAAGGTGTCGGGCGAAGAGATGAGGCAGCTCACGGAGACCGGCATCCCGGCATGGGAGATACTCGCTGAGGCGATGGGCAAGTCCACGGCGGAGGTCATGGATCTTTCGCAGAGAGGGCTGATCCCCGCCGATCGGGCCATCAAGATGTTCACCGAGGGCATGAACAAGCGTTTCCCCGACATGATGTCCAAAATGGAGAACACCTGGGAGGGTGTGACCTCCACAATCAAAGATGTTTGGCGCATGACCATCGGCGAAGTAACGAAGGGACTGTTCCAGGGCGCGGTTAGTTGGCTGCAGAAGGTCCGGGATACAGCAACGGGCTTTTATGACGCATTTCGGGCCGGAGGATTGCAGTACGCCATCGAACAGACTTTTGGAGCAGGTGTCGCGGCTAGCGTTAGCACTCTTACATCTGCGCTGAAGGGACTCTGGGGCATTGTCGTGGGGGTTGGGAGCACCATCGTCCGGTACTGGTCCACCATTGGCCCACTCACGGCTTGGGTAGTCAAGGGGTTTCTCGCGTTCAAGACTGCGGGCTTCGTGGTCAGCATGGCCGCGGCAGCGGTCAAAACCTTTACTGCGGCGAGCCTCGCCATGCGCGGGTCGCTGGTAGCCACTAGCCCGAGCTTCCTCAAACTCATTAGCGATATCGTGCTGTACTACAAGTGCTTGATACCCGCAACCGTCGGCACCTTTGGGTTTAGCACGGCGCTTACGTACCTCAAGACGGCGCTCCTGGCGGTACAGACGGCGTTGGGTGCCGTTATCTGGCCTATCCTTATCATTGGCGTCCTGCTTATGGGCGGCATATCGCTCTGGAACAAGTACAACCAGGCCGTCCAGTCCGCCGCTCAAAAGGCTCAAATGGAGAAGATGGCTCAGCAGCAGAAGGAGTATATCGACAGCGTCAACAAGGCGGCTCAGGGCACAGGGGCTCAGGCCGACGCCCTCGGAGAACTCGGCAAGGCCGCCAATAAGAACCTCCAGTC